GCTGTTTCAAAACTCTTTGCAATGAAGATCACGTCTTCCGTCCCGGCACACCACCGGTATACTGACGGAGAAGTGAATGCACTGCAGTTTTTGAATAGGATATCTACCCAATTTCACATTGGAAAGTGGACAGACCCTGGTACCATCGGTACGCAGGAGGCGCCCGCGCGCAAGAGCGCGGAGCGCCAGGCTTTCGTTGCAAACACGAAAGAGAACTCAAGGTGGTTAGCAGAGCTACCTAATGATATTCTCAAGTGTGTTTCCCTGGAGAGGGTCGCAACGAAGCTGGGTTCGGTGGAAACCTGGCAACTCCCAAGCAACAAAGAGGAGCCGGACCTAGGGGTAACACCCAGGCCGCGAGGACTCAATTACTCAGAAACGATTCTGGTTCCCACCTGTGGGGACTACGAACAGTGGCGGGCCGCGGCAGACTTCTGCTGCGGCTACCTATGTGTCATCGAAGATTCCTACGCCAAAGCGAAGACTTTCGACTTTCACACCGCCACCACGCCGTTTCGCCACCTGGTCCTCATCGAAAAGAGGCTCCAGGTGAAGTGGATCAAGTATTACACCGCTGCTCCAATGTCTCAGATCCTGAATGAAGAACTCCCTGCGACGCCCACGGGCGAACGCACACCTGTCTTCTTCAGCGGCAAGTTTCGGAATTTTATGCATCAGCGCTGCCTTCCAACGAGGAAGGGCGGCACCCCTGACATTCGCAACATCCGGAACGCCTTCAACCTTCTTCAAGGTGTCAAGAAGGCTTGCCAACCGATCTCCAGAGACTTCATCATCGAAGCGTTCAAAGAACATCGCATTACCATGAGCACCCCCTGCGCCATCACTGAGGAGCCTGACCTTCTAATTCAAAAGAAGTATCAGGATCTTTGGATGCACGGCAAGTGGGGGGGGCGGATTGATAAGTCCAAGCTCGACGAGCAAGGCAACGACACGGGGGACAAACCCTCAGTCGTGCCAGGACGTTGGTCTCGGTACAAACCGACCATCTTCAAACCGCCAGGTCCCTCAGCCACTCTCGAGTGGGGACGAGCGGACGGGGGGGGAAGCCTCCTCGCTTATGTACTCAATGAGAAGTTCGATCGCAAGGAACGACTTGTCCAGTCCTACATCATCAACAAACAGATAATAAATCATCTGGATGTCGGACGGGGAGTCCTGGATGCTTTCCTCCAAAGCAACATCGATTTTGAATGTACCTCCGGAGGTCCCTTCTGGTCATGGCCTGAGCCTGAACCGCCCGAGGAAACCCGCGACACCACCATCGATGATGAGTGGCAAAACCTACCTACTTTCTACCCTTCCGGGGAGGAGAGGCCAGGTTCCGTCGCGACTCGGCACGTTTCAGTCTCCGGGGAAACCTACTTGTCGTGGTCTAACTACTCCCCCACCTGGGATGAAGTGATGACCTTCTACGACGATAGCAACCCGAGATTCCACCAAGTCATGGTGGAAGGCTGCGTCGAGCCGCTTAAGCTCCGCACGATCACAAAAGGCCCATGTCACAGGAAGTGGCTGAGCCAGTCTCTACAGAGAGAGATGGCCGAATGCCTCGATGGCCTTTGGCAGTTCAAACTCAACAAAGCGAACACGGACACCAGATTGGTGGACCGTCTCTATCGCGAGTGTGAAACTCTCCATCGCAAATTCTCCCCGAGTACCGACGGATCCCCACTTTGGTGGTGTTCCGGCGATTACAAGGGTGCGACGGACACCATCTCTATCCAACACACAAAGTCAGCATTGAACACCTTGCTCCTCGACATGCCCGAAAGGGTTTCCGAGGCCTGTAAGGTGCTTTACCGCGCCGAGCTGTTCGAACAACTCGTGTCATATCCGAAATGGACAGGCATCGAGGATGTCCAGCAGGTCAACGGCCAGCTGATGGGATCCGTCCTCTCGTTTCCCATTCTTTGCGTGATCAACTTTGTCGCTTACTGGGTCAGTCTCGAAGAGCACTATGGAACAACCTTGACGGTTAAACAAGTTCCATGTCTCATCCACGGAGACGACATACTGTTCCGTACCACCCAGGAACACTACGACCACTGGTCAAAAGTCATTGGACGATTCGGACTCACAAAGTCTGTCGGTAAGAACTACTTTCATTCGAAGGTGTTCACGATAGACTCCGAGCTCTGGATCGAGGGCAAAACCCATGGACAGGTGAACTTCAAAAAGTTCTTTCCTCTCAACTGTGGGTCCCTCCTCGGATCAAAGGTCGATGGTCGCACCGACTATCAGAACTCTCCCATCTGGGACAAGTTCAACTCCTCGATCCGTGGCGCATTGAACAAAGAGCTTTTCGTCAAACGATTTCTCTGCTTCAATCGCGACACCATTAAGAAAATGACCTGGACCAAGGATGGTCCTCTCAATCTTTTCCTCCCGCACCAACGTGGCGGGCTGGGCTTTGAGCTGCCTTGGCGGCCTGAAGACATCCCAGTGAAAGAAGATGGCACTCCACTCGTTTACATCACGAAACATCAGTTTAACTTGGCTTCCGCCTTGTGTAACAGTTTCCGTGAGAACGGACCCCTTAAGGCTTTGGCCATAGTAGGAGTCAATCCCGAGTCTGAAAAGACCCAGGATGAGCGGAGGTATCGCCTACCTTTCAAAGAGGTCTGGAGACACGAATCAGAATACCCCCGGGAGATCCCGGCCGAGTGTTCAGATCCAGTTCTCTCCAGCAAACCTGAAGGAAAGATGGAAGAGTACCGTCTTAGAAAGCCATGCATCAGAGACCTGAGCAAGGGATCACGCCGTTTCAGGGTGGTCTCCCATCCCCCCATAGCGCCTCCCCGAAGGGAGATTCGCCGAATCGGCGGGACCGTTACTCAGGACGAGATACTGACGTACCCGACGGAGCTGTACAGCTTCCCGTACGTTCGTACCCGGGTCCTCGAACCCGAGGTGTTTTGGTCTGAAGTGGCCTGGGCCACGAGCAAGCTCAATCAACGAGATTTAGAGCCCGAACAACTGTCTAGCATGCCATGCTGGACGGTTGTGCTCGCCAACGTGTTAACACGCGCTGCCTATCATCACTACCACCATTGCGGCGGTGATGACCTAGAATAACTATGGGGACTTGTCCCCAATAAGTTTTGTTCTATACCTAAAAGGCAGAACAGCAAGAAACACGATGGTCAAGAACCACAACGCCCCCAAAAGGGGTAATAACGCAAGTCGCTCCTTCTTCCGCTACAATCCTGTGCGGTCCGGGACGCGGCACCCCTCACTACCTCCTCGGCGGGCAATCCGTAAGCCCCGCTCCAGTGCTCTCGCACGGCGTGCTCCGGCATCGCCCGAACGACAGTGCGCCCTGCACTACGCAGAGACCATCCTCAATCCTTTCGACACCCCCGCTGGGGCGTGTGTACCAGTCACTCCATGCCTAGACTCCGCAAAACGGAAGATCTTCGCGCGTGGAATTGGACAGGTCCAATCGAATGGATTCGGCGGAATAATCGCGAACACCAGCATGGTCAATGACTCGACCCCTGTTGTGTTCACGAACGGAACCAGCACCGTGGGGAACTCATTCTCCACGATCACTCCAACAGGAGCAACCTCTGTTAATTCTAACAGTGAGCTCTCGGAGGCTGAATTCGCCGCCGCCCAGGTCCAAGGCCGAGTCGTCGCTTGTGGGATCCGCATCCGGTATACCGGAAAGCAGGTCGACATGAACGGCACAGTCTATGCAATGGAAGAACCCTCGCATCTTACCACAGGCAAAGACACTCCGGCAGACCTCCTAGCTCTCGATAGGGTAAAACCTAAGAACTTCAACCGCCAATGGGTTGTTGCCTCCTGGCAACCAGTCCTCCCTTCGGAGACTGCGTATTCAACGAACTATGCGGCGAGTGCTCAACCGATTGTCCCCTACCCACTGATCATCCTGATCCAGTGTCAGAACATGACCGCAGGCGAGACCCTCCCTTTTGAATGGGAGTGGTACCTTCACTACGAGGCTGTTGGATCTTCCGCTCGCGGAAAGTCTGCCAGCCACATCGCGCCCGTCGCGGGCCCGAAGGTGATGTCCGCTCTGCAGTCCGCCCCAACGGGGCTATTCGATGATGTGTCGAACCGACTAGTGTCGTCCGCATCGATAGCCACCAAAATGGCGGACCATGGCAGTTCATGGCGATTTCTCGGAGACGTCGCCCAACGCGTGGTTGCATCGGGAGCCGCCGCCATCACTTCACGAGCTGCCTCGCAGTACGTGACTGGTGGTCTCATGGCCCTTGCAATGTAAACCGGGGTCTAACCCCAATTTTCCGCACCGTCCTTGGAGAAGGACGGGGGCGATGATAACCAGGACATGGACCCAAGAGTCCAGTCCTCGCTTGGGAGCAGCAAAACGTCTGCTCAATCCTATTCTCAAGCTTGTGTAT